TCAACAAAGCACAACAATATCACCGGCCGCCACACGCTCGGACAGGAATGTCAGCTTGCCGATCCCTTCCTGCAGAAATCGGCTGAGTTGCTCGATGCACTCGCGCTGGTCATCAGTGAGGCTGAACTCAGCCTCCATGCTTTCCATCAGGTCAAGGCAACACTGGTTGAGGAATCCCACCTCCAGTAACTCCGCCCGGAGCCTACGCCGCAACATCTCGTCCATACCAACATCCCTATCTACTCCGCATATCAGACTGTCGGAACGTGGCAAAAACGTGAACCTCGTCACAACTACCTATTCAGCTAGTGGACTAGGCAACGGGAAGCGGGCCTTGATCTCCTCGACCTTGGCCATCCAGGCAGAGTAGTCCGGTTCCACGCCGGCCTTGATAGCGTCGAACTCGGCCTCGGTCTTGAGCGGGTCACTCTCCAGGCGGTAGGCATTTGCCCGAGCCACGGCTGCGGCATCGTACTCAGCCTGCCAGCGTTCTTGCGCCTGCTGTTCAGCGGTCTTTACCTTGCTCCAATCGATCATCGCGGCAACTCCACTGGGCCATCGGCCTCGATCAGCAACGGTTCAGGGAAGCGAGCGGCGGCACTGGCATCATCAGCCAGCGGGAACCGCAGGCTCAGTTCCAGCCGGCCATTCCTTCGCACTACAGGACCAGCGAACAACTCCGACCCGATAGCCTCGGCCGGCAACTCGCCGCCCTCCGGAAGCGGAGTGAAGTCGAACGGCTGACCGTTCACGGTGAGCACTTCGCCAGCCCTGCTCAGCGACAGGCGCTCGTCGCTGCCTGGCAGTGGTGCGTACGGTGACAACTTGATGATCATCAGAACCACCTCCCGATGGCGACGACCCTGTTATTCCTAGTCTGAGCGCCTGACGTGAATGATGCCGACGATATGCAGAAGAACCCCACCCCAGCCGTACCCGCGGATGGATTGAAGTAGGTCGCTCCCTGGTTTCTCGCCGACACGCCAGAGTCATAGTCTCCACCAGCACCAGAAGCGGAGACAGCCCCAGCGATGGGGTACGAGGAACTGAAGCTCGCCGGGTACGACCAGTTCGCACCGACTGATGAGACCCCAGCGGTGAAGGTGAGAGTGTTCGTCCAACAAATCTGCGTCCCATCCGCGAACCGCACATACTCCCCGTTCGCGTTACTGCCGCGATCAATCACCGCACCAGTCGGCACGCCGCTCGACTGCGAAACGGCGCCCAGAATGCTGTCTCGAGAGTACAGCGCGCCCGAACTACCGAGCGCCTCCCGTACCGCCGCACTGCCGAGGCCGAGATCCCCCCGCGCTGCCGCCGCATTTGCAGAAAGCGCCCAGGGCTTGATCCCCGCCAGGGTTGCCCCCCACTGGTTGGCGATCAGGTTGAATCGATCCGACAGGTCCTTGTCGTAGCCCAGGATCGGCGCCACCGCATAGGCCTGGCCGCTGGCCGTGCTGCCCTGGTAGTTGGGCTTGATCGAGATGACCGTCGAACTGGCGACGTTTGTGACCTCGTACCAACGTCCATCGGGTCCGCGAAATGCGTCGCCGACTCGGGCATTGGACGAGAACTGTGTGCCGGTACCGGTAACGGTCGGGCTATTTGCGGTCACCGCCACGGTTCCGGTTGAGTACCACGCCATAGAGTTCTCCTGCTATGCAATGGCCAGAAGAGGCCATGGGAAAGGTGTTCGTATTGCGTCTTGCCCAGGTCCGCCGACTTGAACAGTTGCTACGACTGTGTTTCGGGCCGAAGTAACAAACCCAATGGAGCACTCTCCAGTATCACCTTGGGGCGGTTGCGCCTGTACATTGAAATGACTAACCAGAAAATACCCATCAGTCCCATGCGGCCACGGTGCAGACCATGAATGCAGGGTGTAATACCCCAGATAGTTACCATTCGTGCCGTAATAATTCAGCATCTGGGTACCACTTATGAACCGAACAAGATCCCTGTTACTGTCAAATACCACTCTCGACTGATTGTCGAATATCTGCATCCCCCATCCGCCAGTTTTCGGCATGAACACCGCGCATGCCTTCCACTTCCCTCCCAGTACGACGCCGCTTGTATCTTGAAATACCTTCACGTAGAAGCTGAAACCCGTCCAGTTCCCAGCCGAACCAGCATGCTGGAACATCGTTATGTGATGCGACCCATTAGGGCAAAAGAAAACAAACGGTGGGAGCGGGCTCTGCACCGGAGATGGGTACGAGACGTTGATGATCTGGGCATTAGTGGCTGGATAGGTTCCAGACGCAACCAGATGCAGACAAGGGTGGTCCTGATCGATTATTACCTGACCGGCATTCCCAACAAACTTCGCACCGAAACTCATGAGAACATCACCGCATATAGAGTGTAATTCGCTGTTACATCACCGGACCAACCAAACGTAATAGTCGAGCCGCTAATGGTATGCCTGGGAATCCAAGATCTAGAATCCGGCGTATTGCAGACGACAAACATGACACCTTTAGAACCGTCGAACCCAGGGACCGTAACTGAAAGTCCCTGAGGAATGTTCCCCAAGTCCCGACGATAGACCATCCTCAATGAGTAATTGTTGCTGTCAAAGAGTATTGAGCCGCCGGCCGAACGCGTTCTCATTCCGTAACTCATACATCAAGATTCCCGATCTGGACTCGAAGCACCAAGTTTCCGTCATACACTTTTATTGCCTCTGCCGTCTGACGCATAAACCCTCCCGACGTTGCGCTGTTCATTGTGAACGCGCCGCCCTTATCCAACTTCCACAGCGGCTCGCCGTTGGCACCGAGGGCGGTCGACTGGATCACGTTGCCGATCTTCGCGTTGGTGATCGAACCGTCCTGGATCATCGCGTTGTTGATGAACATCTGCCCGCCGACGATCGAGACCGGCGCCACGGTCTGCCCGCTGGAACTGTTGAACCAGAGGAACCGATCAGCCTGGAACGCCATGGTCGTCACGCTCGTACCGCTGTCGAAGCCCAGTTGCCAGCCAGCGGCGTACTTCTGGCCATTGGCATGCGCCTGGAGCTTCACGCTGTAGAGCGCCTTGACGTTTCCATCCAGCGAGGTAACCGCTTGAGATGTGGTCTGGATGTTCGCCTCGTTGGTATCGGTGCGCGCACTGACGGTATCCACCCGCTGCCCCAGGGCGCTGTCCGCGTTGGCGCGGACGGTCTGTTCGGTGCTGATCGCCGAGGCGTTGCTCGCGACCTGGCCGGATAGCTGATCCAGGCGTTGGACGGTTACGGCATTGTTCGACGCAACGACCGACTCGACGGTGGCTATCCTGCCCTCCGCCGTCACAGTCCGCGCTTCAAGCAAGCTCGTCCGCTTCGCCTGCGCTTCGTCCTCGTTCGCCCGCACGGTGACTTCGGTGGCGGCTCGAGCAATGGTGTCCCAGCCCTTCAGCGCATCCGCCTTCTCTCCCGTCGCCGGCTCCCGGCGGGCAGCAGCCTGCAGAACATCCAGGCTCGAAGCCGCCGCTTCGACCTTGCCGTCGAGCTCGGTGATATCCGCGGTGTTGGTGGCCACCTGCTGGGCCAGGCCGTTGGCCGTCTCGATCGACTGTCCGATGTCGGCCCAGTAGGTCGCGTTCGGCGGCGAGGCGTTGAGCGGCACCGCCTGCTTCGCTTGATACAGCCGGTTGCCGACCCGCACGATATCGTTCTTCGCGTAGGTCTTCGTCGGGTCGTAGGCCAGCACATCGGTCAGATTGTCGATCTGGTCCTGCAGGCCACTGATATCGACCTGCATCTGATCGATTTCGGCGAAGAACTGCTCGCCCAGCGCGGACTCGACGTACTCCTTGGTGATCAGCTCGTTGTACTCGCTCGCATCCGTCGAGCTTATGCCGTCGACCCAGGCCGACCAGGGGCCGACGTTGCCGGTCCTGTCGATCAGCCGCCCGCGGAAGGCCAGGCGAGCGCCGGCCGCCAGCGAGGTCAGCGTGTGGGTATCGGTCGGGTATGCAAACAAGCCCAGGGCAGTTGCGTTCTGTTCGCTGCCGCCTGGGGTAACCGACTGTTGGATCTCGGTGTAGGCGGTGTCCGCCGCGCCACTGGCCGGGAATCCCCACTCCAGGCCGATCTTCCACGGTCCGCTGGTGGTACGCAGGAACGCCAGCGCCGGCGGCGCGCCGGTCTTACCGCTGAGCTGGGTCAGGATCGAACTCTTCCAGACCGACGTGATGTCGAAGGCCGACACCGCACGCACTCGCGCCAGATAGCCACCTGCGTAGATGCCGGTCACATCGACGCTGGTCGTGCCGGCACGCGGCAGGCGGATCCAGTTGCCGCTGTCCTTCTTCCATTCCACGTCGTAGGCGACGGCGCCCTCCACTGCCGGCCAGGTGATAGTCATGGTGCTCACCGCCAGCCCCTGGTCGATTGTCCAGCGCGACGAGAGCGTGACGCTGGCCGGTGGCTGCACGGTGGTGACCGGGATGATGCTGATCGGGCGCTCCTCCAGCCGTGCGCCGGTATCGATGTGGTCGAACTTGCTCGGCTCGTACTGCAGGCCGTTGATGGTCCACTGGCCGTTGTCGTCACGCTTGGTGCTCATCACCCGATAGAGCTGGACAGCCAGGTCATCGGCGTCGAGCGCCCAGCACAGTTCCGGCTCCGGCGCCTCCGAGTAGGCCGCGGTGACGGTGACGGCCTTGCCGTTGACCGACTGCACCGTCCGGCCCTCGGCGCGCCCGCTCGGCAGGTTGATGATCAGGCGATCACCGGCCTTGGCTTGAGTGATGCGATCGAGCGTTACCACGCGGCCAGCAACAGCCGAGATCCGGCCGCCAATCTCGCGGCCGGCCAGCAGAGAGTCAGCCACCGGGATGATGTAGCCCGGCAGCGGAATCCGGCCTTCCATACCGGTGGCGAAGGTGATGGTGCGGTCCTGCACGCTGGTCAGCACCGCCCACTTTCCGCGCCGCTGCGCCTCGCTCTCTCGCGTACAGCCGATGGCAGACAGCTCAACCGGGTTGTCGCCATAGCGACGCAGCAACGGCGCGTCGGAATAGCCCGTCACGTCGGTGTCGTAGTTGTTCGCCGGGTTGTCGTAGCTGACCAGGGCGCGGCTATATCTGGTGCGAGCCGAGGCGGCGCCGTAGGTCATCTTCCCGTCAATCACATTCGCCCGGGTGAACACGTAGTCGAAGTCGGCAGTGCGCGGCATGTCGGCCTGCGACACAAGCTGGCCCTGCGCCCAATAGCTCATCCCCCGATAGATCGCCGCGATATCCCGCAGCAGCGTCCATGCCTGGGAGCGCGACTGCAGGTTCAGATCGCACAGAAAGCGCGGCTCCTGGCCGCCCTTCCCGTCTGGCACCAATTGGTCGCAATACTGGGCGATCTTGTAGAGCTCCCACTTGTCCACCATCCAGGGCTTGATCCGCTTGCCCAGGCCGAAGCGCGCGTTGGTGCTGATGTCGTAGGTGATCCACGCGGGATTGTTGGTCCAGGCGCTCTTGAAACTGCCATCCCAGACGCCGGTGTACGTGCGCAGCTCCGGGTCGTAGGTGGTCGGCACTTGGACCTTGCGGGCCTTGCACTCGACGGTGACGGCCGGAATGTTGCTGAACTGCTCTGCGCTGAACTCGATGTAGAGCAGAGCTGTGTTTGGGTAGCGCAGCTTCGCGTCGATCACCTCAGTCAGACCGGCGATCAGCATGGTGTCGGCGATCAAGCTGCTGTTCTGGTTCGGCGTGATCCGGCGCACGCGTACCTGCCAACCAGTGGTCGCCGCCGGCAGGTCGATGCGCTGGCTCCGCTCATAGCGGCTGGTGGTCTTGCCGTCGACAGCATCCAGCAACACCTGCTGGTAGGCGCCGCCGTCGGTGCTGACGTCTACGGCATACTCGATCCGGTAGCCGTTCACGTCCCCACTGCTCTCCTGCTTCTGCAGGGCCGGCCAGGCGAAGCGCAGGCGCACGGCGGACAACTGGGTGTTGGTCACCGAACGCACCCACGGGGTGTCGCTGCGCAGCTCCACGTTCACCGTGGTCTCGTTCTCCACCGAGGGGATTCCGGGGATGTAGTCCTGATCGACACTGCCGCTGCGCCATTCCCACTTCACGTTGGGGAAGTTGACGTTGCCGCTGGCGTCCATCAGCGGGGTGTTGTCCAGGTAGATGTCCTGGTCGCTCGGCCCCTCGGCGAACTCGCCCTCGCCCACCGCCAGCAGAAGCTTGGCGGTGGCCACCGACTGCAGGCTGTCGCGCGCGATCGACGGTTGCTTGGGCTTGCTGCTGCCGCCCTTGCGGCCAGTGAGGTGCTGCTGAACATCGGCGCCCATGCGTTTCTCCAAGCATAAAAAAACCGCCTCTTGGCGGTTGGTGTTGAACGGTCCGGTCAGATCTTGTCTTCGGCGTAGATCGAGGCGCTGATGATCGCGCCGCCCCAGCGCCTGTACCCATAGCAGAGCGGCACAGGGTTACCGCTGGCGGTGGTGTTCTTCGCACTGCCGAAGGCGTAGCTGGGCAGGTTCTCCGGGGCGGCTGACTGGCTCAGGCCCTTGGCCTGCGGGCTGATCATCTGGACAACGCCACCCAGCGTAAGGGCAACGCCGACTTGCAAGGTCGGGGCGCCAAAAAAACTAGCAACAATCAGGGCAGCGCCAACAACAGTTTGGAGAAGACCAGCACGCTTGCTCCCCGAGATCACAGGAACAATCCGAACCTCTCGCGAACCGCCGGAACCCATATCCCCCTCACCAATGTTCTTGCGGTTGCGGAAGATGGCGAAGCGCATACCCATTCGCTCCAGGCGCTGGATAGCTTCCTTGAAGCCCGGCAGGGTATTGCGCAGAGCGCTGAACGCTTCCTGCACAGTACCGGTGTCGAGCAGGCGTCGGTGCTCCCGGCCGAACTCCCGAATGAGCGGGCCGGACAGTTTGATAATCGTCACGGAAGACTGCGACATCGCACCTCCAATAAAAATGGCCCGCCGAAGCGAGCCTAATAGATCATTCAATTATTCCTGAGCTAGATAGGTGCTCTGGCGCCCCATGTTCCACAAAGAATGCAAACAGCGGGAAGCCGGAAATCGACCTGCCGAACGCAGACACTGATGCGAGCTCAAAACCACGCCCCGTGTTCATGTACCAGCACACGGCTTTATCGCGAGAGGCGCCAAGAGACTGATGATCCGTGTAGTCAACACTCACATAGGACTCTTGCAGTTTCGCCCTTCTACGGATATCAACTTGGAGCGCGGCCTCTTGATCAACGCTGAGTTGCCCGTTGCGGGATTTAAGCTCAGCGAACCGCCGGAGATTTCTTTCCTCAGGCGCAGCAGTAATTACAGACGATGAGTTGACGGAGATACCTGCGGGATCTACGGCCATTTTTCTGATAACCGACTCGCAGGCCGAGATCATCTTCGCGTCATCAGAGTTTGAGCACCCGGCCAGAGCAGCCAGCAGAACTAATCCAATCAGCTTCTTCATGGTTCCCTCCTTTCAAGATGGCCGGAGGGTAGCACAGCCTATTCCCCGGCCTGGCGATGCCGCAGCACCAGACGCACCCGCTCGTGCCAGTTACCGCCATAGACGATGATCTCGCTTGGCTTGCCGTAGAGGTGGTGCAGCAGGAATGGCCCGGCGCCGAAGACCTTGCTGTCCTCCCCGGGCAGAGCCGCGTCGGTACCGAGGTAGATGCCGGCGTGGTTCGGGTGCTGCGTGCGCCCGACCTCGAAGACGATCATGTCGCCGCGCCGCGGCTGGTCGACCGGGCAGAACCCGGCCGCCTGGAAGTGCTGCTCATACAGGCTCGGCCCATCGGCCTGCTCCCACCAGCCGTCCTCGCGCGCGAAGCGCTCGAACTCCAGGCCCCACTCGCGCTGGTACCAGTCGGCGCAGACCTGCCAGCAGTCCCAGGCGCCATGAACGAACGGCCTTCCCAGCAGCGGGATGTTGCTCTGCGGCGCGATGGTGCGCAGGTCGCCCTCCGGCCAACTGAGGATGTGCCAGGGCAGGCCCGACGCCTCGCACATGGCGAGGTCGTGCGGTGACGGCCTGCTGGTGGCGTCCGGATGGCTGTGCACGATGGCCACCACCTCGCCCAGGTCTTCCGCCGCAGCGTAGTCCTCCGGGTGCAAGCGGAACTCTTCCCGCGGCTGGCTGGCCGTATTTCGGCAACGGACGTACTGCTGCCGCCGGCCGGCGCCAACCACCAAGCCGCAGGCCTCGCGCGGGTACTCCTCGGCCGCATGCGCCTGAATGGCGCTCAGGATCTGCTTACGCATGGTCAGCTCCGGGCAATCAGGGACACGGCCGGGAAACCGCCGAAGGGCAACTGATTGCCCTGCCCCCAACGCTTATTGCAGGACCGATAGAGGCCGGCACACTGGTCCTTCGCAGGGTCGTCGGTCGGGTTGTCGTCGATGTCGAAATAAGGGCCGGTGTAGCCGCAGTCGGGGCCACGATAGCCGCCGGTCATGCACCAGTGGCAGAGCGTGGTCATCTGCCGCCCGATCGCTTCGTTGCCAACATCGCCAGGGCTGGCCAGTTCCCACTCGACCACCTGGTTGTCCTCGCCGGTCTTCTGGTCGATGTACCAGATGCTGATCGACTCTTGCGTGGGGTCCGCATCCGGGTTGCCGTCGGGGAAGTTCTCCGCGTCCAGGAACTCAGCCAGCGTCTCGCGGATAGTCAGCTGGAAGTTGGCCAAGTCATCGAAGGCCAGGCAAAGCGCCGTCAGGCGCCCGCTGACGTTCCCCGCTGAGAACTTCGGGCGAACCGCGGTGCCGTCCCCGTTCGCCTCGATGCCGCTGATCTGTACTGGCCAGGCTGCGTACTCCTGACCCTGCCACCAGATCGACTTCGCGGGCAACTGATCCGCGTTGGCGCCGGCGGCGGCCAGCTCCTGCGGGGTGTGCGGAATGGCATGGCCGTGGAAGCGCAGCACGTCAGCGCCGAACTCGCTGCCGTCCAGCTCGAACAGCATGATCTCGGAGCCTGGCTCCAGCTTCTGGATCTGCAGAATGAGGTTCATGGGTGAAACGCCTGATCGAAGGTGAGCGACAGAACTTCAATCGAACCGGGGCGACGCTGCTTGCGGTAGGCCTTGCACGTGTAAAGGCCCAGCTCACCGCCGGGCGGAGTCCAGAGGAACGACCGATAGCCCTTGTGCCGACGGATGAAGTCGAGGATCGGACCCACCTCATCCGGAAGGCCGCCGAAGGTCAGCGACCAACTCTGGCTTTCACCGTTGAGTCCGTCTCCCGACTCCTGGGCATACCCATCGCCGAACTGCGACGTGCGAGTGCGCAAGGTGCCGTCGACATCAGCCCCGTCATCGGGCACCCATGTAAATGTCTCGATAGCCATCAGCCCCTCCCGGCCGCGTTGCGGTAGCTGACGCCGCCAGGGCGCCACGAATCAGCGACGGCGCGCTCTGCCGCCGCCTTCATCTGCAGTTGCATGTTCTGCTGCAGCGCCTCCTGGTCCAGCTCCATACCTTCCGAACTGCGGTCTTCAACAGTGACCGCGACAGGCGCATTCACCTGCAGAGCGGTACCACCGCCGCCACCCACCGAGCGAACGCCCAGCGAGCCATCAGCGCCGCGAGCCAGCGGCAGGATCGCCTCCGGCCCAGCCTCGCCCATGACTCCTGTGCGCCCGCCCGCCATGCCGAACGCGGTAGGCCGGCTGACGATGGAGTTGGTGAAGGCCGCGCCGTTGGCGAAGAACTGCACGCCATTGGCCCAGGCGCCGCCGTCTGCCTGGGCGGCGGCCCAGTTCGCGTAAGCGTTGCCGGTGTAGCCGGAAGCCGAGGCCCCGGCCGTGGCAGAGCCCCCCATCCATCCGCTGAAAGCCGAGACACCCGCGCCCAGCACACCACTGAGAAGCCCCGTCGCCGCCTGCTGACTGGCAATCCGCGCCATGTCGTTGATCACGCTACTGGCGAAGTCGCGGAACTTGAATTTGCCGGTGGTGGCGAAGTCGGCCAGGGCGTTGCTAGCGGTGTTGAAGCCAGTGGTGAGCATGTCATCGGTGGCCGAAGCGACGTCCGCCGCGTCGGCCTGGATGTTCTGCCACGCCCGGCGTGCGCCGTTGCGGTAGTCCCGCTGAGCATCGAGCCGCGCGCCATAACCGTCGACCTCCATCTGCAACTCGCGCGCCTGGAAGTCCGCCAGATCCGCCAGCCGCTGCTCGTAGGCCGCCGGGCCAAGGCGCCGGCTGGCGTCCTCCTGCTGCGCCTCCAACTCGCGCCGAAGGTCGGCGTACTTCTTCCGCACGGCGTCTAGCCGCTGCGCCTGGTCGCGCTCATCGTCTCCGAGGCCGATGCCGGCCACGTCAGAGTTGATCGCATCCTGGCGCGCCTGCAGCACCACCTCCATCGCCTTTCGATAGGCATCGGCGCTGTTGCGCCGCTGCTCCGCCAGCTTCTGTTCCTGCTGGATGCGCTTCTGGATCGAGCCGTCGGCATAGGCCTCGTTCAGGTTCTTGATGCCGAGTTCCATCTCGGCGCTGGTGATCTTGCCGGCGGCCTGCGCCTTGCGCAGCTTCTCCACGCCCTCGGCCAGGTCCTCCAGGCGCTTCTTCTCCGGCAGCGCCTTGTCGATCAGCGCATCCAGCGCCTTGACCTCATCATTGATCGACTTGGTATGCGCCTTCTCAGATTCCGTTGCCTTTTTGTTGGCATCTGCCTGCGCTTTCTTGGCGTAAGCGGCGGAAAGGATCGCAACCTTATCGGCCTCGGTTGCATCTTCATGCTCACGAATCCAGCGCTCCGCCTCCTTGATCGCATCGCCATTGTCCTGCAGAGCACCAAGCTGTTTCTGCAGAGCATCGAGGTAGGTCTGCCCGGCGCTGCTCATGCCGGTCTTGGCAGCGTTGTTGGCGTTGGTCGAGGCGGTATTTTCGTCCAGGGCGCCTGTCAGTGTCCGCACCCGCTCGACAACCGCCGACAGCACGTCGTCAGCCTTGCTGACCGCGCTCGACTGCCTTAGCCATCCGTTAACAGTTTCTTGCGGGATGTTGAGCCTCTGCCCGACATCGCGAAGTATGTCGGTCAGGTCCGCACCGCTATCACGAGCCTCGTTCAGGCGCTCAATGACGGACTGATACTCAGCAAGCTGCTGGTTATAGCGACCGCTTGAATCCCGCGCAGGCGCCGTTACGGTGGCGGAACGGATGGACTGAGCCAACTCGCCGTAGGCTTGATTGACCTGCTCAGTGGCAGTGAGCTCCTTGTCCTTCCAATCAAGCAAAGCACCTTCACGCTGGGCCCGGTTTAGCTTCACAAACTCTTCGCGGAGTTGCGCAACCGGCTTCGCCATTTCCTCCAGGGTAACGCTCGCCTGGCCCGCATTGTCTCGAAGCAGCAGGAAGCTGGCCGCCGCCGTGCCGGCAAGCAGGGCCAGCCCCATCGGGCCGCCCAGCACGGCCAGCAGGCCAGTGGAGGCAGTGCGCAGGCCAGCCTGAGCCGCGGCCACGGATGCCGTTGCAGCTGCCTCCCGCTGCCTCGCCTGAGCGAGCTGGATCGACATTTCGGTCTGGACGGCAGTACCGCGGGCGGCAATCGCCTCGCGCTCCGCCAACAAGGTCGCCGTCTGGGCTTTCCGCTGCTCAGCAATGGCTGCCTGAAGAATGGCGTCTGCCTGAGCAATCCGCGCATTCCGCTCAGTGAGCGCTCCAGCTGCGGACTTGAGCGTGGCGGCAGTGGCAACTGCTGCGCGCGCCGAGTAGAGGGTCAGCGCGCCGACAAGCGCGCCACCAACCAACCCGGCGAGCCATTCAACGTTATTCGCAACAACGCCCAGAGCACTGGCCAGCAGGTCTAGCGCTCCAGTTCCTTCCTCGATTCCGGCGGCAAAGGTGGTGATGGAGTTCTGGATGTTGACCAGAGCATCTTGCACGCTCACCGACATGTCGGCGGCAGCCTTGCGGTTGACCTCCACAGTACGCAGCAAGCCGGTGTTGATGTCGTCCAGCGACAGCTTGCCCTGTACGCCCAGCTTGCGGATCTCCTCCGCGCTCTTGCCGGTCGCGCTGGCGATCGAATCGACGATGGTCGGCATCGCGTCCTGAATCGATACCCAACCATCAGCCTCGACCTTGCCGGTTTGCAGGGCCTTCGAGTAGGCGCCAAGCGCCGAGCTGGCCTTGTCGGCCGACGCGGCGTTGGTCACCAGCAGGAAGCTGAAGCTGTCGGTGATGTCTAGGGTCTGCTGGGTGTCGAAGCCCAGCGAGCGCATGACGTCGGCCGTGCGGATGTACAGTTCCTGCGCCTCAGCCAACGGCCGGTAGGTCTCCTGCGCAGTGCGCAGCAGGTGCTGTTGGACCTCGTTGTACTCCTCGGTACTGCCGGTGGCCATCTTCAGGCGGTCGGCAATCTGACCGTAGGCGTCCACCTGGTGGATGATGCTGCCCACCAGGCCGGCACCGGCGATCGCAGCGAAGGCGCCACGGATCAGCGTGCCAGCCTGCTGGGCGCCCCGAGCCGTCCGGTCAAACGCGGAATCGACCTGAGCCAGGTTGCGGTCGATGCTCTGCGTTGTCCTGGCGACCACACTGTCCGCACCGGCTAGTTCCCGACGCAGTTGCGCAGTGGTGGCCTCCAGCTGAATCAGCATCCCCTGGACTTCTTGGTCGGACATCGTGTTCTCCGGGCGTAAAAGAACCGCCAGAAGGCGGCGCTATGGTTCCTGTCGTCCCCGCAGGAACGCTTTCAAGCGGTCGGCCACGCTGGCCTTCTGTTTCGGCGCGGCGTGCTGCTGAGCCTTGCCGCCGCCCATCCAGTCCAGGCGGGCATCCAGCGCCATCAGGATCTGCGGGATGGGCGTTCGCCATGCAGTTTCAGGCGGCCAGCCCAGCCAGCCGGTGGCCACGCCGAACAGGTAGTCGACGTAGCTGCCATTTCTCACGGCGCTGTGCTGGCCGCCTCGAGCTTTCCCCGTTCGGCGATGCTCGGCGGCACCGGGCTCAGAAGGCCGGCGATGTAGTCGGTGAGCTGCGCGGAGACTTTGACCACGCCAGTCTCGAAAACCTGCGTGGCGAGGGTCGTGTGCTCCTCCGGCTTCAGGCCGGCGGCAGCGATCACGACATCAGCGCAGGCACCAATGCTCAGCAGGCGCATGGACTCCATCGCCGGGCGCAGGCCACCGAAGCGCGATTCGATCTTCAGCGCGGCCTCCAGGGTCGGCTGCAGCGTGTAGGTACGGGCACCGATCACCAGCGTGACGGTGCCGTGCAGGGCTTCACTCATGGCGTTCCTTTCACGGGTCGTTTAAACGACGAAGCCCGCGCGAGGCGGGCTTTCGTTCGTCGGGGCCGGGTCAGATCGCAACCGGGATCTCGAGGATCTCGGTGTTGATGCCAAGGGTCACATTGCGGCGAACCACGTTGTCGGCGCTGCCAGCAGCCACGGTGTTGTTCATCACCTTCGCACCGAAGTAGAAGGTGGTGGGCGGCACCGCCGGCACCGGAGGCTCAGCCGCCGGATCTCCCGGCAGACCGTCGTTCAGGGTGATGCGGATGTTGTAGTTGCCCTTCGAGCGGTCGGCATGGGCGTTCTTAAGCGCCAACTGGCCGGCGTCGCCGTTGTCCAGGCCAACGGTCAGGGTCATGTCGCCCGCATCGGCAGTGCCCTTGTACTTGCGCACGCGGCCGTCGCTCAGCGCAGTGAAGTTCACGTTGCTGAAGGTATCGCCGAACTCGCCCAGATCCTCGACTTCGCCGACTTCGACGTACACATCTGCCTCGTACTCGGTCTTGGTGGCCGATGGCTTCTTGGTGCCGATCGAGATTCGGCAGCCAGCGGCGGTGTTGAGATTGTCTGCCATGGGTTCCTCCAGTGGCTCAGGTTGATACATCTCAGGAAGTGGTGATGACGCGTACCGTAGCGGAACCCATGTAGGTCCGACCGTCCGGTTCGCGGTTGGTGTCCGACGCGATAACCCTGACCGACACCGCGCGCCCTTCGTCGACAGAGAGGTGACGCTCGTCCAGCGCCGCATCGATCTCATTGAGGATGCGGCGGACCTCGGCCTGCCCCTGGTGGTCGCTCCAGACACTGAGATAGATCAGCCGCTGCTTGCGCTTGCGGCCAGAGATCGGGCTGGTGTTCTGCGCGACTTCGCGGTCGATGGTCACGTACGGGTACAGGGTGTCATCCGGCACCGCGTCGAATACCGGGACGGTGAGCTCGGCGCTCAGTCGCTGGTAGATTGCGCGCTGCAGGGCAAAACCTGGATCAGCCATTGAGCGCCCCCTTCGCCGCGCGCGCCAGGGTGCTATCGATGGCGCCGCGGATGATGATCCGGATGTCGTCGCGGTTCATGTCGATGCTCGGCCTCAGCCATGGATGCGCCGGCCGTGCCGGAATATCCGGGTAGTAGCCGAAGAAGTTCTCGCCATCCGACTTGTTCTTGGTCGCACGACGCCCGAGACGATTGCGGCCGGAGAACTGGCTGCGATCCCTGTTGACGGTATGCTCACCGCCCACCGCGCCAGCATCCCGACGCCGGTAGACCGTACCGCTGTAGCCCTTGGTGCCGTACTCCACGAACTTCAGGTAGTAGAAGCGCCGGTTGTCGCGCTTGCCGATGATGCCAATCCGGGCATCCAGGCCGTTCCGACTGATCCGCACCTGAAGCGCGGCGGCGGCCTCGCCGGTGTCCCGAGGGATCATGTTCTGCTGCGTGGCCAACACTAGGTCGGCAGCCTGCGCCATTCCCCTGGGTAGGTCGCTGCGGTCAAGCGCCGCGATCCGTCGCAGCACGCCGCGCAGCTTGAAGTCGCCCTTTATGCGAGAGCGCCTGGCCATGGTTCACCCCTTGCGGCGCGGCCGCTTCCTGGTCTTTGGGGCGGGCAGCACAGCGGCGCTGGAGTAGTCCTTGCCGTCGTCGAATACCAGACCACGCGCCATCAGCGGGTTGAGGATTTCAGCGGGGTGGTGGCTTACGTCATCACCCTTGTTTGCGGTCACGGCGCCGCTCAGTTGCGCTGTTGCTCGAAGTACCATTTTGCTTACCTCGGTGTAGGGGTAACGTTGGAGCACAGCAGCCTGAGCATGCTGTTCTCGTTATCGGGAAGGACCGCGTTTATCGCGTAGGTGATGCCGCCGTGGAACAGCCGGCGCCCAACGATAAGATCGCCATGCGGGCGCGCTCGGATTTCAGCACTGATGACCGGTTGCAACTGATTTGCAACGGTCGACACCCGACCAGTCGGCAGAGTGATCTCAACCCACACCTTGCGCAGGAAGACCCACTGCTCGGAATAGCCACCCCCGCCGTCAGGAACTCGCTGCAGTTCGAGCAGATCCGCTCGATGTCGAAGGGGACCCGCTCTCATCAGAATCGCTTCCTGTACCAGAGAATGCGCTCGACACCGAGCGGCACCGAAGTGGCGATGGTGCCCAGCGCGACCGCCTCACGATTGGCGTACCAGTGCGCGACAAGCAGATACACTGCCTGCCACACGTCCGGCGTCAGGCCGATCTCATCCGGAGCAGCGGGCTCGCCTTCGACCAGCCGGCAGTCACAGTGCTGCTCGACATGGGAAAGCGCCGCGGCGACATAGCCCTTTACGAGCTCGTCCTCCTCGTCCGTCTCGACCCTGGCTTGAAGCTTCACCTTCGCCAGGATGGATGGATCTGCATCCCAGTCGATCTCCATCACTTGGTACCTTTCGGCGCCGCCGGCTTGGCCTCTTTCGGCTTGGTCGGTTCGCCGACCTCGGCAGCCAGCCCCTTGCCGATCAGGACGTGTGCATACTCGTCGTCGACCTCCTCGAACACCTGGCCCGCGCGAACCTGGGCCGACTCCGCCCCGAGTTTCTTCGCATCTCCTACGAAACCCCAAAGTGCCTTGATCTTCATGTTGCCTCCTGGAAACGAAGAGGCCGGCATTGCGGCCGGCCTCATCAGGGGTTATGCCGCAAAGCGGCCTTTCACCAGCGCCTCGCGCCGACGCACACCCAGGCCGAGACGCTCCTCAACCAGCAGCGCCCGTTCGTTCCGGATGAACTGATCGTTGATCAGGCCCATCTTGAACAGGAACGACATGCGATCGAAGAGGATCGAGGAGCGGGCGAAGTTGGCGATCAGGAACTCGCCGCCGGTGGCCGGATCTTCACCGTTCGCCGGAGCGCCTTCGTCCATACTGTCCGAGGTGATCACCGGGCGGCCCCAGAGCACCGGGGTGACAAGACCCTGCAGGTTGGCGAACAGGTAGCGGTTTTCGCCATCCTTCTGCAGCTCGATGTTCATCCAGTCCAGCTCGGTCATCACCACGCCGTCGGCAGACAGCTTCGACTGCTTGCGGACCTGGTAGATGCCGCGGCGCACGATGTCGATGGAGGTGTCGCCAGCCTTGTTCAGGGCGGTGTCGTAGGTGGTCGCCTGGGTCATCAGGCCGTTCAGGTTCTCGCCGGTGCCGTCACCCTTGAGGATCTGCGCTTCTTCCTCCAGCTTGAGGTCGTAGCGCAGCAGCTCCTGGATGTAGCCGAACAGTTGCGGAACGTCGTCCAGGGCCTCGTCGGTGACCGGCATCCACACGGCCAGCTTCTTGACTCGGTCGGTCACCGACTCGAAGGTCACGTTGCTGGTGGGCTTCAGCGCACCTTCGGCTACCGGCCCCGCGCCACGGGTGTGCAGCAGCTCTCGGTAGTAGGTGTAGCTCTGGCCACTGACCGGAATGCTGGTCAGCAGGTCGCGGATGCGCAGTTCCTGGCGGATGCCGGGCTGGATGGTCGGGTCGTAGTTCGGCACAACGATGCCGGCACTGGTGACCTTGGTTTCCTTCATCGACGCCAGGTCCGACTTGGTGACCTCGATGTCGGCGGCATTCGCGCTCTTCTGTTGCAGCGCCTTGTAGCCGTCGTGCGACTTCACCATATCGATGAAGCTCTTGCCTTCGCCGGGGCCGCCGCGCAGCTTCACGCCCTTCTGCTCCAGATCCTGCACCTGGTCGATGACCTTCTGCAGTTCGTCCTTCTGGGTCTGAATTTCCTTCTTCAGCTCAGTGGCAACCTGGTTGCCCTTCTCGACCTCGGTGATGGCCAGGTCGTACTTCTTCTGGAGCCCGTCGAAACCGTTCTTCAGTTGCAGCTCCAGAGAGTCCTTCAGTTCTTTCACTTCGCTCATGGCGATACTCCAAAATGGGTGGTGAACAGGGTTGAAATGTCTTTCAGCTCTTCCACGATCGCCGTGGCCTCGCTACCGCCGTCACGGCGGAGCGCGGGGTAGCCGAGCGAAGCGACTGCTGCCGCTTCCTTCTGCGAGAGCCCCATGCGTTCGCGCAGGGCGTTCTCGAAAAGCCGGATGTCCGACTTGACGCTGAGTACCTCGGCCTCAGGGTTCATGCCGAACGGAACGAACGACGCCTCCCAGAGTTCGGCGGCCTTGATGACTCGGACCTGCCGACCGGCGCGCTGCTCGAAGTTGGCCTCGATGGTGTTGAACCCAATGGACATGCTGTCGAGGCTGCCGTCCTTCATCAGCTCGTAGGCGTCGCGTGCGTAGCTGACTGCCAGGTTCACTCGACCCTTGAGGAACAGCCCCCGGTCGTCCTGGGTGAACTCCGACGTTCCGACCAGTCGGGTCAGATCGTGGTACAGCGCCAGCTTCAACCGGCCGTTGCGAGCGGTCTTCACCTTGGTGAAGGCGCCCTTGAGGATCACGTCATCGCCGAGGTCGACGTTGTCGAACACTGCGGCGTAGCCCTCGAAGTTGCCCGCCTCGTCAGCGGCCTTCACCTCGAAGGGGCAATCAAGTTTGCTCAGCATTGGTCTGCATCTCCCACCGGGAGACCCGGTCGTATTCAGGGCCATCAAGTGGCGGAAGGTTTTCTTTGCGGCGTACTTCGTTGATGGTCATCCAGCCGGAACCACCGGAGCCACCAAGAGCCGCAGCGAACAGAGTGGCGCGACCGGCGCTGTCAGCGCGCTGCAGACCTTCGAGCACGAACTCGACGAAGCGGTCCGAGTCACCATAAAGCTTGTCGTTGAGCTCATCCTCAACTGCATCGGCGTATGGTTTAAGGCCAAAGGTGGTGAAGCCAGTCAACTGCTGTTCGAGGTTGGAACCCATGATCGAGGTCTTGCCGGCGCGGTTGGCCAGCCAGAGCGGCACGCCGTAGATGCCGGCAAGCGCTTCCTCTTGGAACTGCTGGGACTCGATGAACTGAGCATCCTTCTGGCTTATGCCGGCAGGAACGATGGTCGGGCCACCCTGCAGGATGGCCATCTTGCCGATGTCGTCCGCGTCCGCCTTACGGACGTCCGGAAACCTGGCCATGACCTGAGTCTGCTGCTTGTCGGTCAGGAACTCCTTGTAGATGACATAGCCACCCGTGAAGCCGCCTTTACGCATGAAGCGCGCAGACCATTGCTGGCCCGCCTTGGCCAGGCCCATGGTCTCCGCCTGGTACTCGATAGGCGACAAGCCGACAATGCCGTCCATGCTGAATATCTTGAAATGCAGCATGTTCTCCGGAGAAACCGGGAATGGTTTCCCATCCTTGGGCTGCACCCAGTAGAGAAGGTCCTCGTCGGTGTCGATGGTCACCAGGTCGATACTGAGCGGAATCCAACCGATCGGCTCGCCGTGGCGGTTGCGTTCGATCAGTGCGAAGGCGTTACCACGCAGCGCCATGTTCACAACCACGAACTTCAGGAAGTTCAGCCTCGTCATGAATGGGTTGGGCTTGCGGAGGAGCTTCTGCGCTCCATCCTTTCGCGACACCAGCAGCCGTTCGCCGTCCACATCCTCGTAGAGCTTCAGCGGCAGGCCCGACAGCGACTCCGAAAGGATCTTCACGCACGACCAGACCATGCTGATCGACAGCGCGGTCTTGGTGGTCACTCGCACGCCGGCCTTTGTGCTCTTGCCGCCGACCTCAAGGTCTACCTCGACGTAATCACCCGTGGCTGGGTCGGTGTAGCCGAACATCCGCCACGTGCGAGGGTTGTACCAGCGAAATGTCATGGTCAGCCTATGAGTCCAAAGAAGCCGTTGTTGAGGTAGTCATCCATGCCGCCGCGCGCCTCCGGATTGAGGGACAGCAGCGATACCGCGTTGAACGTCGACATCAACGGGTCGATCTTCGCGGTGCCGGACGCCTGCTTTGTGATCAGGAAAGCGTTGGCGGAAGGCACGCCCTTGGCGTTGCCGCAGGCCCAGGCCATAAGCGGCTGACCGCAGTGCATCAACACACCCTCGGCCAGCTTCCTTTCCGTGGTCTTGATGGCCCCGGTCAGCTTCCAGCCCTGAGAGATGCCGACCGTCTGCTCCTCGGTGATCCCCGCCTCCAGTAGCGCATCGAGCACGGCGCCAATGCCGGCCGGGTCGAGTCCGACCTTGTCGAGCAGACCGGCCTCGTTGACCCGAGCGACGTACGCCGCCAGTTCCTCAACGTCATCGCCGATTTTCTCGACCAGTGTCAGGTCACCAACCGCCGCGAGGTCATGGAGGCGGGGCGCCTCTGACTTCCGCCGCTCCAGCACCGAGGGGTGCGCCCAGGCATGCGCCCAGTGAAACCACCGGCGCCCCCCTCGCTCGCGGCCCAACAGCGTCAGCGCCAGCAGGTCGTCTAGGCCGCCACCGTCGACGCCGCCAACAATCACCTCGCAGCGCTCAATCAGGGCATCCAGCGAAAGGCCTGGCAGCGCCTGCGGCTCCCAGAATGCGGCGCCGACCCAACTGTCTGACATCAGCGCCAGCCCGATCTCGATGTTCAGGAACTTCGCGAGGAACCCGCGCACCTCGGCCTCACCATCGAGCTCTGCCTGCATAAACAGGCGCTCGAGGGTGGGCCGATCCACCGAGTAGCCCATGTTCGGGTTGACCAGGTGGAAGTTCTCTGGCCGGCGCGCCTCTCCGCTCTCGATCATCTCCTTCGGGAACTCGTAGATGATCGGCAGAAACCGGTTGTCTTCGATGCGTCCGTCACGGACGCCCCGGGCATAGGTCAACTTGGACCTGAACACCCCGGCGGGCGGCTCGTTCGACTGGGTCGTGAGCCAGATGATGAAACCTTCAGGGCGAGACAGCAGGCCGCCAGTGGCCTCCCGAATCATGTCCGGTGCCTTCGGGTTCTTGCCGAACAGCCAGGCCTCATCGATCAGCACGCCGACGGCCTTCTTGCCACCGACCACATCGCTATCAGCGGCCACTACCTTCAGGGTGGCTCCCGTCTGATTGTGGGTAATCAGCCGCAGGTGCGGTTGAACATGAAGCAGATCCGACAACTCTTCGTCGTGCTTCACCATCGCCGCCGCCGGCTTGAAGCTGTTGTCGGCGATCTCCTTGGTCGGCGCCAGGATGATGAACTCGGCCTCAAGCCGCCAGTTGCGGATCAAGGCGGTCAGCATGATCGCGGCTGCGATGGTCGACTTCGAGTTCTTCTTCGGGATGCAGAGGAAGTACTCGGTGATCAGTCGCTGGCCGGTCTCATTGTTGTAGCTGCCGAAGATGGCGCCGGCGAAGTCGAGCACCCAGGGGGCGCATGCGGCCTCGATTGTCGGGGAGCCGGGAGCGTCTACGATCTTCAATTCCCGGAAGACGCTTAGTCCCTCTTCGGCTTCCTCAGGAAACAGCGGCGGCGGAATGATGGACTCGCCAGCACTCAAGCGCCGCCACCAGTCAGGGCAGGCAGTGGTCCAGAGCATGGGTTACACCTTGACGACGGATAGTGGAGGTTTGCCCTGGCCGAACTTGCCTTTGCCGGCCTGCTTCGCGGCCTCGGCCTTCTGCTCCTTCTTGCCCATCTCACCCTTCTTGCCGTGGAAGAAGTCGACAGCCTTCTGGGCAGCGCTGCGGCGGTCGAAGACCTTCGCCCGCGGCTCATTCATCAGATTGACCAGCCAGACCAGCGGGTCCTCCGTAAACGGCAAGCAATCCAGGTACTCGCCATCAGGTTCCTGCTCATCGCCGAGCGGCGCTTCATGGTCCTTGCCCTGCTTCGGCGAAGGCTCCTTGGCTTTAACATCTCGCCGCCCCTTTAACATCTTCAGGGCGGCGATGATTTCGGGGTGCTTGGCAAGTCGAGCGCCAGCGGCCGCAGAGCTGGAAGGCGCGTAGCCAGCGGCTTCGGCGGCAGCTTTGTTGGATGCTCCTCGGTCCTTCGCGTCAACAAACCGTCGTTGTTTGTCTGTTAACGCCATTAACAAAATTCCTAGAGATCGGAAAAAATGTGCGAATGCGGGCGGGGGCGGTCTAGCTTCAGGCGAAGCCGGATATTTTCACCCCCCCCACCATTGTTGCACGCCATTTACGTGCCTCATCCAGATTGAAGCACGTCAATCGCGTGCCTCTCACGCTTGGTCAGCCCGTGGCGGCCTCCATCCCTGCAGCGCAGCTCTCGACGGGGAGAGGAAGGTCAACTTGCCGCCGCTCCATTGGTCAGGCACCAGGGCCAGCAGTCCGGCCTGTAGAAGCGGCTCCAGCAGCTTCATGGCCTTGACCAGTTCCGCGCTGTATCCCTGCACGTCTTGTGGTCCCCACGGCCGGTGCGGGTTGATCTCAACGCCTTCGGGGTGTGGTTGGGTTCGCATGGTTGCTCCTTGGTACAGGGTCGTTAGAACCCTGCCGCCTCCTCGGCCTGCTTGACCGAGGAGTGACAGGGTCCGCATAGCGGCTGCCAGTTGTCCTGGTCCCAGAACAGGTCCTGATCGCCTCGGTGAGCCACGATGTGGTCAACGGTGTTGGCCGCAGTGACCAAGCCCTTGCGCTCGCAGTACACGCACAACGGATGATCGCGAAGGTATTGCTCCCGGGCCTGCTGCCAACGGTAGTCATAGCCTCGCTCGGTTGAGGTCTTGCCGGTCCGCCACGAACCTGGCGCGGCCGTCTTCAGCCGCTCGCCTTGGGCCCTCACACGGAACCCGAGAGACTTCAGCCTTCCCATCAAATCCTCCGACACAACTTCTGCAGCCCTGCAACGTGCTCGCGCAAGGCCTTGATCATCAGTTCGCGTCGCTCG